TTTGACCAATTATATGAAGAAAAATATGATTTTAATGTATTAGTTACTAAGGCAGGAGGCGATAGAATTAATATTATTAATGAAAAGCCTTATGTAATGATTAAAGATTTACCTACAAAACAACTATATCTTGATGAAATACCAAAATGTCATGCAAATACATTCAATTCACAACATGAAACATTTTGCATATCTATATTAGAAAGTATGTTTTATGGATTATCTACAATAGTTCCTAATAGAACAACTATGCCTGAATTATTAGGCAAAGATAATTGGCAACTATTTAACACTGAAAATGAACAGAAAGAAAAATTAATTCATCTTATTAAAAACAAAGATGTAAATGAACAATATGGTAAACAGAATAAACAGAGAGCAAAAACATTTAATGTAGATGATTATGTAGATAAGTTACATGAGTTATTTCAATCTCAAATAAGAAAAACTGTATTTACAGGCATGAAAGACCATAACAAACAAGGGTTTTTAAAAGTAATTAATAATAGAAGTGAATTAGAATTGCATGATGTTGAAAAGATGATTAGGGATTGTGGTCTTAGCAAAACACAATCTATGCCAATGTTTAAGGCTAATCTTGCTTTATATGAATTAGGATATAGGCAGAAGTTCAATAAGAACAAAGCATTTTGGTTGAAAATCAAGTAATTTTCGTGGTATATATAAAAAAGGGAGCAAAATGGAAGATTTTATAGGAAGATTAGATTGTCCTGAACATGTTGTAGATGGTATTGTAAAATACTTTGTAGATAATAAAGATTTACATGTACAGGGAACAACAGGTGTTTCTCGTGGTAATGAACCAACATTATCAGGTGTAAACAAAGATATAAAAGATTCAACTGATTTGGTATGTTATATGCCACAATTAAAAGGTATATGGAAAGATTATCAAATTCATTTATCTCAAGCATTAGATAAATATGCAGAAAGATTTACAAAAATAAGAAATTTACACAATTTTAGCGTTATTGAGCCATTTTTAATACAACATTATGAAAAAGGTGGTGGATATAAAATGGAACATTTTGAAAGATATGGTGCTAATGATTTAACAATTAAAAGAGTTTTAGTTTTTATGACGTATTTAAATGATGTAGATGATGGTGGTACACATTTTAAATATTACAACCACACAGAAGAAGCAATTAAAGGAAAAACAATAATTTGGCCTGCTGATTGGACACACACTCATTGTGGTCAAATTTCACAAACTAAACCGAAAATGATTGTTACAGGTTGGTTTAGTCATTTATGGGATTTTTACGTAGAATATTGATATGAATGAAACATCACAAATAAAACCAATAAAAAAATCACAAAAAACTAAAAACAAAGTTGGCAGACCAAAAACAGAAATAGATTTAATTGAATTGGAAAAGGTTTGTAGATTAAATTGCACAATGCCTGAAATAGCTTACTATTTTGATATACCATTAAGAACATTAGAAGATAAATATACGAATGATGTAAATGTAAGACAAACAATACAAAAAGGTCGTGCTCAAGGTATGTTGTCATTAAGAAGAAAACAAATACAAATAATGAATGACACTAATTCAACACCAATGGCAATATGGTTAGGAAAACAAATATTAGGACAAACAGATAGACACGAGATAACTCAAGACATTAACATAGAAGAAAGAAAGGTGCTAGATATTAGCAAATTGTCAGATGATGACCTCAACACCATTGAACGAGTGCTTAAACATGCTGTCGTTGAATCAAGTGAGAGCCGAGAAGATGCGAAGGTCCCTCAAATTGTTCATCAAAGAAGCATGGTCAACAATAGAGCCAAATAGATTATACAATGATAATTGGCATATAGATGCAATATCAGACCATCTACAAGCAATAGTAAATGGCGACATAAAAAGATTAATTATAAATATACCACCAAGACATATGAAATCCATTTCTGTATCTGTGGCGTTACCTGCTTGGACATGGACAATTGACCCTACAAAAAAGTTTTTATTTGCAAGTTATGCTTTGTCTTTATCAATTAGAGATAGTGTCAAATGCAGAAGATTAATTGAAAGTGATTGGTACAAAGAATATTTTGGTGGCACATTTAGCCTTACAACAGATCAAAATCAGAAACAAAGATTTGAAAATGACCAAACAGGACAAAGAATAGCCACATCAGTTGATGGAGCATTAACAGGAGAAGGTGGTGATATAATATTAATAGATGACCCACATAATGTAAGAGAAGCAGAATCAGGTGTTGTGCGACAAGGTGTATTAGATTGGTGGGACCAAGCCATGCAAACACGATTAAATGACCCAAAAAATGGTGCATTTATAATTATAATGCAAAGAGTACATGAAAATGATTTAACAGGACACATTTTAGCCAATGAATACAATGATTGGGACCATTTATGTTTGCCTGCAAGATACGAAAAAAATCATATGACACCAGTAAAATCAAGTTTAGGCTTTATAGACCCTAGAAAAAAAGAAGGTGAATTATTATGGAAAGACCGAATAGATGAAACAACACTACAAAATTTAGAGAAAAGTTTAGGTTCTTATGGTGCATCAGGTCAATTACAACAAAGACCAATGCCAAAAGGTGGTGGTATATTAAAAGCTGAGTGGTGGTCAGAATGGTTAGAAGATGATTTACCAAACATAGAATATCTTATACAATCATATGATACTGCTTTTTCTACAAAAGAAAACAGTTCTTATAGTGCAAGAACAACATGGGGAGTATTTAAACAAGATGGATATTATAATGCTATCGTTGTTGATATGTGGTATGATAGGGTTTCATACCCTGAACTCAGGCGAATAGCACAAGAAAGTTATGAGGATTATGAACCTGATGTTGTGTTGATAGAAAAGAAAGCGAGTGGGCAAAGTTTAATTCAAGATTTAAGAATGGCAGGAATACCAGTATTAGAATATATGCCTGATAGAGATAAACAAGCAAGAGCACATTCAAGTTCTGCCTTGTTAGAAGATGGTAGAATATGGTACCCTAAAAACAAAAGATGGGCAAAAGATTTAATAGATATATGTTCTGCCTTTCCAACTGGTGAGAATGATGATATAGTTGATACATGTACACAAGCATGGTTAAGATTGAGAAAAGGTTGGTTTATTACACATTCAAGTGATGCAGAAGATGATGAATATACTGAACAAAAGAGATTAACATTATATGGCTAAATTATCTAAAATGTTTAAAGTAGGTATGGGAGCATTAGGCGAGATACTAGAAAACCCATTGATAGCAGACGTTGGCGATAATGTTTTGATAAGTGATAAAACAGTAGATGGTGGACAATTAGGAACAATTGTAGGCACATTTGATGAAGGCAAAGGTGTTAGAATTAAATTAAATAATTCAGATGATGTAATTAATGTATCAAGAGAAGATGTTATGAAAGTAACAAATGACAAAGAAACAAATATAAAGATAGAAGATTTTACAAGACAAAATAATCCATCATTTTTCTCAGAGGAATAAATATGGCTAAACAACCAAATGTAATACCTTTTCAAGAGGGCGCTCCACCTGATAATTTAGAAGTAGAAGAAATAGAAAATAATGAAGTCTTGATTGGCGATAAATCATTAGATGAAATTGTAGAAATAACAAATGAACACGATTCTAATATTGCAGAAGATATAGATGAACAAGAATTGTTAAGAAAAGCATCAGATTTATTAGATGCATTTGAAAGTGATAAAGAGGCACGTTCAGAATGGGAAGATAGATACAAACAGGGTTTAGAAACTTTAGAACCTGATGGTGGCTTAACCGAAGAAGAAGAACAAAGAGCCACAAGAGGTCTAAGTACAGTTGTACACCCTATGATAGCAGAGGCCGCCACACAATTTAATGCTAAAGCAATTGCAGAATTATATCCATCAGGTGGTCCAGTAAAAACAACTATTGTTGGAGAGCCAACAGAAGAATTAGAAGACCAAGCAAGACGAGTTCGTGATTATATGAATTATCAAATAACTCAAGAAATGCCTGAATATTTTCCTGATTTAGACACAATGTTGTTCCAATTGCCATTAATTGGTCATGCTTTTAAAAAAGTATTTTATGATACAAATCTAGGTAGGCAATGTTCTCAATTTGTAAAAGCAGAAGATTTTGTTGTTTCTCCTGATAGTAAAGATTTAATGACTTCTGTTAGATATTCACACATTATTACATTACCGAGAAATGATTATAATAGATATGTTGAGAATGGTTTTTATTTGCCAATTAAATATATGGGTAGTGATTATGACCCTGCTGGTAATATTGGAGATGAAATAGAAGGTCTTTCACAAGGAGATGAAGAACACAATGAAACAGTAACATTAATTGAAATGCATGTTTATGAAACATTTGATGGCATTGATGGTGTTAGTAATGATGAAGATAATGATGATATGGTAGCGTTCCCATATGTCATTACAATAGATTATGATTCACAAAAAATAGTTTCAATAAGGAGAAATTGGGAACAAAATGATGAAAAGAAATTAAGACAGGATTATTTTGTATCTTACAGATTTTTGCCCGGCACAGGATTTTATGGATTTGGTTTATTTCATTTAATAGGTGGTCTTGGAAAAGCCGCCACAGGTTCATTAAGAGCCTTATTAGATAGTGCCGCATTTTCAAACATGCAGGGTGGTTTTAAATTAAAAGGTCGTGTTACTGGTGGTGAATTGCAAGTTAATCCCGGAGAATTTGCAGATTTAGATGCTACAGTTGATGATGTTAACAAGGCTATTATGCCATTACCATTTAAAGAACCATCAGGAACATTATTTAATTTAATGAACGCAATTGTACAAGCTGGACAAAGATTTGCAAGTACTGCCGATTTAAATGTTGGCGATGTAAATCCTAATGCACCAGTAGGTTCAACAGTTGCCTTGATTGAACAAGGTTCTAAAGCATTTAGTGCTATACATAAGAGATTGCATTATTCACAAGGACAAGAATTCAAATTAATTGCAAAATCTAATGCAAAGTTTTTACCTGAAAAATTTGAATTTAGTTTATCAGGTGTTACTCAATTCATAATGTCAGCAGATTTTGACAGTACAATTGATATAATACCAGTATCAGACCCAAATGTATTTTCTACTGCACAAAGAATAGCACAGGCACAATCAGTTCTACAATTATCACAAACAGCACCAAATCTTTATGACCAATATGAAACACATAAAAGAATGTTAGAGTCATTGAGAATACCAAATATTGGCGAAGTGTTAAAAGAACCTGAGGAAGCATCAAGAATAGACCCAGTTGATGAAAATATGTCTATTATGTATGGCAAACCAATCAAAGCATTTCCTGAACAAGACCATGATGCACATATAAGTGTTCATATGCAATTTATGATGGACCCATCTTTAGGAGGCAATCCCGGTGCTAGAAATTTACAACCAATATTAATTGCACATATAGCAGAACACATAGCATTATTGTATAGACAACGAATGCAAACTGCTATTGGTATGAATTTAGCACCATTACCTGATGTACGAGACCCTAAATTTAAATTTGATGATATTTCTCCAGAAATGGATATGTTAATATCACAAAGAGCCGCCGAAGTTGTTAAACAATCCCCACAAATGGAACAAATTAGTGCCATTACAAACATGGGACAAGGACAACAACAAGGTAATCCTTTACAACTTGCACAACAACTTGCACAATTAGAAGCACAAATGTTGCAAATGAAAACACAACAAGAACTTCAAATTGAGGAAGCAAAAGCAAAACAAGATATGGCTATTAAAGATGCAGAAACAAAACAAGATTTAGCTATACAACAAGCTGAATTGAATCAAGATTTACAGGCAAAAATGACTAAATTACAATTAGAATTACAAATAATTAGAGATAAATACCAAGCTAAAAAAGGAGCTTTATAATGAAAGACGGAATGAAAAATTATCGTAACATGATGAAAAACATGGAAAAAATGGGTATGGAAGGTAGCATTTCAGACAATGAACGAGCCATGTTAGCTAAAATGTCCGATACTCTTTCCCCACAAATGAGAACCGCAGGTTCAGGTGTAACATCTGATGCAGAATTAAAATCATATAAAGATGCATTAGGAGGCTCTGTAATGGCAGGAATGGATAAAATGGCAGGCATGACACAATCTGACATGTTAGATGCAGAAAAAGAATCAATGATAAAAATGTTAGAAAAAATTGCACCAGACAAAAGATCAATTTCAGACATAAGAGAAGCAATAGATGCATTGATGAGTATGGGTTTTGATAGAGAGGGAGTGTTAGAAATTTTAGAAAGCACACCGGGTCTTATAGGCAATATTAGTGATAAAGAACAAGTAATGCCGAGAGCAATGACAGAAGGTGCTTTAGGTTCATTACCTGATACACCAAGACCAATGACCACACCTGAACGATTAGATGCAGATAGAACACAAAGCATGGACATGCAAAAGACAGGCATGGGAACATAGGCTTATAAATGGCTAAAGAACCATTTTCATTAAAAGATTTAGGCACTTTAAAAGAAGGTGTTTTATCGGAGGAGGCTGGTTTTAAGCCTCTTTCCTCTTTTGATATAGATTTTACTTTAAGACCAGAAACAGTATTTGGTGCATTGCCTTTTGGTGATATTTCTGTATTAGGTCAAGCTATTGGCAAATATCAAACAGAAGATGCCGCAAATAGATTATTAGGTAGAGATAAAGGTTTTCAAGATACATTAAAAGGTGCAGGAACAATCGATAGTGCCACTTCACAAATTATTAGAGAAATAAAAGAACAAAAAGCCAAAGATGATTTTTCTACAGAACCAAATATTACTCGTGATGATATACAAAAATATGCAAGAAACAAAAGACCTGATTTATTTGCAGATTTAGCACCAATACAAACACCGAAATTTACCAAACAACAATTAGATGCCAAAACTACAGATTTTTTTAGACCAGAACAACAATATTCCACACAACCATACAAAAGCAGAGGTTTTGCAGAACAAATGACATCAAGAGCAACTTCAGCAGATGGTTTAGGTGTATATGATTTAGAAGAACAAGGAAGATTTAGAGAAGCACAAAATATGTATGATGCAAATATTAAATCAACAGACCAATTTGCAGAAGATAAAATAACTCAAACAAATATAACAAATTACGACCCTAATAAGGGAACATACGACCCAGCATTTTCAAGAGCAGTTACATTAGAGAATCAAGGCGATACTGCAAATGCAGATACTACTTTTATATGTACCGTTTTGTTTGAAATGAATATTTTACCTATGAAGATTTACAAATATGACCAAAGATATGGTCAAAAAGTAAATAGAAGAATATATAATGGTTATGCATTATGGGGTAAACCATTAGCAGAA